ATGACAAACAAGTATGCTGAGTCTGCCAGAATATTCAAACATGTCAGAGATATTGTTGCAAAATCTGAAGATTATGTTAGAATGAGAAAGGAATGGAGATCATCTGAATGAACATCTTTGTAACTGACCCATCACCAACTCTATCTGCACGTTGCTTACCTGACAAACATATTGTCAAGATGCCTCTAGAGACATGTCAAATGTTATCTATTGTGTGTTCTAAGAAATGGGGTCATGATTATGGTGAATTACACCGTATCAATGGTGAACCATACAAAACAGAGAAGGGTGCATTTCGCAATCATCCCTGTACAATCTGGGCAAATGCTTGTCTAGAAAATACATGGTGGTTACTTGCACATGGTCTAGCATTATGTCAAGAGTATACACATCGCTATAGTAAGACACATAGTTGTGAAAAAACTTTAATTGAAGCAACAGAGATTATTCCCTCTGCACCATATCCCTATAGACCAAAATCTTTCGCATTCGCAGGACCAGATGAGTTTAAATTTGACACAAGCATTGACACTTTTACTGCTTACAAACGTTATATATCGAGCAAACCTTGGGTTGCATCTAATTATCTTCGTGACCCATCCAAAAAACCGAATTGGTTATGAAACACATTCTATTTGAATTAGAAGGATGTCCTTTTCCTACTTTGGATAATGAGGAACATATTAAATTCTGTTTGTTTCATGCAGCAGAAGCTTCACGTTCAAAGGTTCTAAAAGTCGAAACTCAAAAATTTGTACCACAAGGTGTAACTGGATTTGCTTTATTAGCAGAGAGTCATTTAAGTATTCATACATGGCCAGAAAAAGGTGTTGCATATTGTGACATTTTTACTTGTGGTGAACACTGTGAACCAGAAAGTGCAGTAGAATATTTAAGTAAATGGTTATCATCTACAAACACTAAATCTAAATGTTATGAAAGAATTTGATTATGAACTCGATTACAAAAACATTGACTTTAAAGATGAAGAAATCGCAAACTTTATCGTATTGGAAGGGGAGAACAAGGAGTGCTATTGGTACGGCCTTACACTAACGATATATGCGCTCATTGGAGGTTTGTAAATGAAAATATTGCTCGCAAATCTGCTGATAAAATCTACTCCATGTTTTGTGACTATAAGGAGCAACAAGATTTCATTGGAATGGATATGGCAAGGAAGTTTCTTGAAATGGGATTTACTCGCTCCCGTAGGTATGCAAATCATCCTAGTGGGAAAAAGTACTCTAGAGATGGTTCCGTATCACCGCAGTCGCCAACCGCACTACACTGTGAAAAGTCCCGTTCTGCAACTGTTTTCAAAAAAATGAGAGATAGGGTAGCAAAAGATGAGAAGTATGTTATAATGAGAAAAGAATGGAGATTACAAGAATGATTTTTTTAGCATGTCCACCAGTTTATACTTTACCTGGCACATGGACTGACCCAGAAAAAATTGCTAGATGTAATGAGACATTAATACCTCATTTTACATTTGATCCAAATTATACCTTTGGTGTTTCGATTGCAGTTATTATTATTTTGTTGGCAGCATATGGAATATACAAAGGATTTTTTGCAAATAAAAATTTAGTTGACCCTTGGGATGAACATGATGACTAAATTAATCACAAAAGATGACCCAAGATATTTTTCTCAAACTTCTGATGGTTCTTATGACCGTCATCATTACAAAATAGTTTCTAAACACTATGCTACTTTTATTGTAGAATCTTGGGACGAAGTTCAAGAGTGGTGGTGGAATCATTGTAATATGATTAATTTTGATGCAGTGATAGAAGTCTTAGACAAACCAAAACCAAAAAAGCAATCTAAAGGTTTTAAATGAATTTATTAGTCGCAGGGAGAATCACAGGTTCGGTGTTGATTATTTGTGCGTATTTTGTTATACTACATGTATCAACCTTTTATGGTGCGATAATGCATATTATTGCTGATATTATTTGTATTCCTTTTTATGTTCAAAACAAACAATGGGATGTTGCAATTATGTTAGCATTTTTGATGAGCATAGCAATTAGCAAAGTTGCAATTTTATTATGAGTGATTTTATATGGGTTGAAAAATACAGACCCACTACAATTGATGAATGTATTTTACCAAAGAGTATCAAGAAAACTTTTCAAGATTTTGTTGATAGAGGAGAGATACCAAATATGTTACTGTCAGGTCCACCAGGCATTGGTAAGACTACAGTAGCAAAAGCATTGTGTAATCAATTAGGAGCAGATTACTATGTCATTAATGGGTCGGATGAAGGACGTTTTCTCGACACTGTTCGGACGAACGCAAAGAACTTCGCATCTACCGTCTCTCTTACAAGCGAGTCGAAACATAAAGTCATTATCATTGACGAAGCAGACAATACCACTTCCGACGTACAGCTCCTTCTCAGAGCGAGTATTGAGGAGTTCTCCAAAAACTGCAGGTTTATCTTTACGTGTAACTACAAAAACAAAATTATCGACCCACTACATTCTAGGTGTTCTGTTGTTGATTTCTCGATACACAAAAGAGATAAACCAACAATTGCAGCACAATTCTTCTCAAGATTAACTCAAATATTAGACGGGGAAAAGATTGATGCGGACAAGAAGGTTGTTGCTGAGTTGATTAATAAACACTTTCCAGATTGGAGGAGAGTCCTTAATGAGTGTCAAAGATATTCGGTTGGAGGTGAAATAGACTCTGGCATACTAGCGTCCTTTTCTGATGTTTCTATAAATGATCTCACCAAAAATCTCAAAGAAAAAAACTTTTCTGAAGTCCGTAAGTGGGTTAATACCAACTTGGATAATGATACTACTTTGCTTTTTCGTCGTATCTATGATAGTTTATATGAAACCTTGGTCGTTAGTTCTATTCCTGCTGCTGTTCTTATTCTGGCTAAATACCAGTACCAAGTAGCATTTGTAGCAGATCAAGAAATTAATCTACTTGCTTGTTTAACCGAAATTATGGTGGAGTGTGAATTCAAATGACTGTAAAACTAATTCGTATGTGGTCGGGCGAAGATGTAATCGCTGACATTACAAAAGAGGACACTGATTCAATTACAATCACTGATCCGATTGTGGCAGTACCGTCACAAAAACAAGGACAAATTGCATTTGCTCCTTGGTCTCCTTTACTTCAAAAAGATAAACTTGAAGTGACTAAAAAGTATGTTGTATACATGGCAGATCCTCAAGATGAAATTATCGAACAGTATAATTCAATGTTTGGTAAATTATCAAAACCAACTAAGAAACTTATATTATGAACTGTTGGCACTGTAACACAGAACTCATTTGGGGATCAGACTTTGATGGTGAAGACTATGGGTGTGAAGACATTGCTATAGTTACTAATTTATCATGTCCAAAATGTCATTCTACTGTAGAAGTTTATTTACCAAAGGACACTGAACAAAATGACTAAATCTTATACAAAACTTAAACATCAAGTGAAATCAAGTAGATACTACATCTTTTGGGGTGCTGCAACTATTGCAGTCATGGCAGGTCAAATTTATGTTGGTAATGGATATCGTAAGATGTCTGAAAAAGTTGGAGATCTTACTGAAATAATCGAGATCAAAATAGAAATGGAATTGTTAGAGAAAAAAAGGAATCCATATGGTATTATGCCATTATGACAATCAAACAAATTGATGAAGATAAAGCAGTTTGGGCTGCAGATCAATTTATTGATTACTTTAAGAACTTTACAAATCTTGAAGAGTATCTTCGTCATGTAAAAAAATCTGTCATAGTTAAATCAAATCCTTTAGATGATCCAAAAGAATATTTTTTAAATCAGGATATTCATCCTAATGATATGGAGTTTGATATTCGTCTTGTTGGTGATAGATTCCAAAATGGAATACCACAAGATTATTATAAAAATCTTCTTAAGTCTGTTTCTTCTCATAATAATGAGGATAATATTCCCGGTCGTGAATTACGATTAATGGTGTATGAAAAAAATACAAATAAAATAGTTGGATTCATTCGTTTACAATCACCTCTTATAAATTCAAAACCTAGAAATGAATGGTTAGGTAAGGCACCTGATCTTAAAATTTTTAATCAACATGCAGTGATGGGATTCGCAATCGTTCCATCTCAACCATTTGGATATAATTATCTTGGTGGTAAACTTTTAGCATTGATATGTGTATCACATTTTATTCGAGAAAAACTAAATGATATCTTTGAAAAAGATATAGCATTATTTGAAACAACCTCTCTCTATGGATCAAGTAGTTCTGCATCACAGTATGATGGACTTAAACCTTTTATGAGATTCAAAGGCTTGACTGATAGCAAATTTATTCCAGTTCTATACAAAGAGGCATTTATGGAGCAAACGC